AACAAGGAGTAGAATTACATTAGACCAAGCTAAAATCGACATGTACATCAACCTATTGAAACGCGGAGCGATTGACTTTTCATTTGTCAATAAACGTTTTAAAGACCGTGTACGCAAAGAATTGGAACGCCTTGGCTTGAGTAATTTGGCGAACTAGAGAGGTGTTTATGGACGTCTTACAACAGATAGAACATTTCTTCATGAACGTGCTACCATCGGCTTCACCAATTATCATCGCTTGGCTTAGCTACAAATTGCCGAAAAAAGCCAAAGAAGAGACGGAGAAAATCGTCTCCGAACTAACCGATGTTAAGAAACAGATTAAAGATGTCCAGACTACCGCTAAAGATAGCAATTCCAAAATCGACGAAGTGCAAGAAAAATTAAAAATTCACGATGAGGCGCATCTAAATACCATGAAGTTGCGCCTTGACCGTGATATGCGACGAGCTATTAACAGAGGATATACCTCTAGAGATGAATTCTCCCTAGTGGAAAGCATGCATAAAAGCTATAAAACTCTAGGAGGTAATGGCTACATAGACCGTTTATTCAGCGATTTTGAAAAATTGGATATCAAAGAAGGCATCTTAATAGATGATTAGAAAGGGGGCATGGAATGGGATTTAGTAATACGACTAATTTGACTCAGGTTGACGGAGGCGTTCGTGTCAAGCAGGGAGATTTGTCCTCTACTTTCGGATTTGAATTGCAAGATGAAAATTTCCGTGGTATTACTTCTCTTGAGGGGCAAGAAGCTCTTATAACCCTAACAAAAGATAAATATTGTTGGAAGACAAAAGCACTCGTCAAGGATCAATCTGTTAGTTTTAATTTAGACAGCATTCTGCCAAACGGTAAATACCGTGTAGAAATTTCGGCTGGGGGATATATCTTTCCAAGCGATCGAAAAACTTACATTGAAATTGAAGCGTCGGATAAAGAATTGGTTCTTGAGGTAGTTCATACTCTCAAAGAGCTGGATATCGCTGAAGAAGTTAAAAGACAGCTTAGCGAAGGTGGAGCATGTCCGGAAATTCCAGACCTGCTCATGTACTATAACTTAGGAAAGGTGTGAAACAATGGACACAAGTAAATTAATTGCATTCGCTCAGGCATTGGGAGCGGATAGCAAGATGATGAAGCAGTTAATAGATACAAAGATTGACAATGCTACTTTAACGCAGGCTATTGAGCAGGCAAAAACCGCAGTTAAGAACGATCTTTTAGGTGATGGGGTACCTGAGAATCTCAACACTCTTAAAGAGCTTGCTGAGGAAATCGCTAAATTGAGTGGTAGCACTGAAGGCGCAGTCGTTCAAAAACTAGCTGACCTCGGTCGTCGTATTGACGAGTTTGCAAACCTTGACTTGGTCGCAACATATAATGCTGCGAAAGCGTGATTGCCATGAGCAATTTAGAGGAATTCGCTCAAGCAGTCGGCCGTGATGTTAAATCTCTGAACCAAAAGCCTGAACCAAGGCTGACCTTGACAGGAAATACCCTCGGTATTGTCGGGGGTAACAATGTCACTCTACCGCTACCAGAAAACGTAGGCCATGAAATCCGTGGCACAGGGTCTCCAGAGGGCCGTATCACTGCCGAAATAGGTACGACCTATGTAGATGTCAATGTAACCAATGGCGCTCTTAAATGGATAAAAGAGAGTGGAAATGGTAACACAGGCTGGAAGGTGTTGATAGGGGATACTGGTTGGAGGACGTTGAACAATGTTTCTAGAGTGGAAAATGCGTTCATTAAAGTTAGACGCATGAACAATCAAATATTATATAATTTAGATGGCTTGGGCTGGGGGATATTTGAAATTGTTAGCCGTGGTTCTGAAAAATTTAGAATTCAAGGAAGTACGTATGGTGTGCGTATATTGGAGCCAGGTGGGATTCCGTTTGGATTTCGTAGCGAGTCTTCTTTTTCAACTGCAGTGTTCAATGATTCTGGTTCTTTTGTTGGAAGTTGTTACGTAGGCGGAGAAGGAGAGTCAAATTTTATGGAGTTAAAATTCAACAATGGGATACCGAATGATAATGACATAACAGACCTTCGTGTCAGCTTAATCAGCTATCTAACAGACGACCCGTGGCCAACAACATTGCCATAATAGAAAGGAAAATAACAAATGATTAACTGGAAACTACGATTAAAGAATAAATACTTTTGGCTGACTGCAATCCCAGCCTTCTTGCTTGTCTTGCAAGCTGGTGCAGCAGTCTTTGGATATCATCTGGATTTGGGTGATATCGGCAACAAGCTGATTTTGCTTGTCAATGCGGTATTCGTGTTCTTGACTGCTATCGGTTTGGTCAATGACCCGACGACTAGCGGAATCACAGACAGCACACGAGCTCTAGAATACAAAAAACCAAGTGAGGAGTAGACATGTCTAAAAAACAGGAAATGATTCAATTCTTCATCGAAAAGGCAAATGCTGGCGATGGAGTGGATAATGATGGAGCTTATGGCTTCCAATGTGCTGACGTGCCTTGTTACGGGCTTCGTCATTGGTACGGCGTGACTCTTTGGGGCAATGCTTATGATCTTCTTGAGTCAGCACGTTCTCAAGGCCTGAAAGTCGTGTATGATGTTGACTATCCAAAGGCTGGTTGGTTTTTCGTGAAATCATACGTAGCTGGCGACGGTGTCAATTACGGGCATACAGGGCTTGTTTATGAAGACTCAGACGGATATACTATCAAGACAATTGAGCAGAATATCGATGGCAATTGGGACTACTTAGAAGTAGGTGGCCCTTGTCGCTACAATGAGCGGTCTGTCGATGAAATCGTTGGGTATATTGTACCGCCTGAAGAGGTTGAAACAGGCTGGCAACAAAACCAATATGGTTGGTGGTGGGTTCGTGAAGACGGATCATATCCAACTGACAAATGGGAGAAAATCAATGACGTTTGGTACTATTTCGATGATAAAGGATTCATGAAGCGTAGTACCTGGTTGAACTACAGGGACGCTTGGTACTGGTTCACGGATTCAGGATCTATGGCCACTGGCTGGGCTCGTATCAATAATGCTTGGTATTACTTCGATGAAGAAGGCAAGATGGTCACTGGCTGGATTAAGCATAAGCTAACCTGGTACTACCTTGACCGTAAGAATGGAAACATGGTGTCGGATGCATTTATCCAGTCAGCTGATAAGAAAGGCTGGTACTACATCAAACCAGACGGAACAATGGCAGACAAGCCAGAGTTCACAGTGGAGCCAGATGGCTTGATTACGACTAAATAATTTAAAAAATAAAACGAAAGGAAACTTTCTAAATTGTTCTTTCACCGCAGGCTCAGGCTTGCGGTTTTTTTGTTTGCTCTGAATCAATAAAACATCTAACCAACCGACATCAATGTCGGTAGCAAAATAAATGGTTTGCCTGAAAAATTGACTTGTTGAAGTCAACAAATAGCTTTACAAAGCGCTTGGTTGCCAATTTTGTTGACGTTAACAAAATTAGAGTTTGTATTTCTATTTTGCAAAAACACGCATTTTGAACGATTAGAAATCAAAATCTAAATCCTATTGTTCAAAAAATCGCTTTCTTGAAGAATAGAGAGGAGAATAGCAGGCATTATTGTCAAAAACGGTGTTTTGTTAAAAATAAAAACAGCGACCGAAATCACTGCTTATTGTTATCATGGTTTTTGCCCCAAATCTGCCCCCAAAAACTTATTTTTTTATATTTTTCAATCGTTTTTCTTTTTACTAAAAACCGTAAATAACAACAAATCAGAAAGACTGATATATACTATTATGTTTGCTGCCGACTTTGAACCAGGTGGCTTGGCTGACTGGGTGGCGAGTGAAACGCCAATCAAACGCTGGATTGAACCAGAGGAAGTGGCAGAAGTCAGTCTCTTTTTGGCCAGTGGAAAGGCCTCTGCCATGCAGGGACAAATTCTGACTGTGGATGGTGGCTGGTCTTTGAAGTAGGAGAAATTGGATGGAAATCAAAAATCACTTTGGAGTCTACGCTGTTTGCTTTGAAAATGGGAAGTTACTCTGCATTGAAAAAACGAGAGGCCCTTATCGACATCGGTATGATCTACCTGGAGGCAGTCAGCAACTTGGTGAAGGACTGACGGAAACGCTGACTAGAGAAGTTATGGAA